CCAAACTCTCTCTTTTTGGAAAACCAGCCTGAACTGGCCGAGACTGGCGGCGATCAGCCCCGACTGGCTTTGACTGGTCGAGCCTTGCCTCGTCTGGAATCGGCGCGCTTTGGGGATTTATCACACGGGCCTGCTGTCGCAGCCTGGGCAAAAAAATACATGGGCGTAACGCTTATGGACTGGCAACTCCATGCACTTAGTGGCCAACTTGAATGCGACGACACAGGCAAATTGTTGCGCTCACAGTCGCTTGTGGAAACGGCACGCCAGCAGGGCAAGACCGTTGCGCTTAGTGCCCTTATCGGCTGGTGGCTTACAGAGTTTGCACAGCTGCGCGGCACGCCACAAAACATTCTGAGCACCGCGCACAAACTTGACAGGGCCGAGGCAATTTTCTTGTACCTGCAACCCATTTTGACCGAGTATTTTAACGGCAAACCTATGCGCGCTTTAGGCCGCAAGAGTGTTGACATGCCAGACGGCAGCCGCTGGGAAGTCAGGGCCGCAACGCCAGGCAACGCCCACGGCGGAAGTAACGACCTAATCGTGTGCGACGAATTATGGAACATACAACCGACAGTTGTTTTTGACGCTTTGCAGCCATCGCAAATAGCGCGACCTAACCCGTTGTTTAGTTGTTGGTCAACAGCAGGCGATGAGTCGAGCACGGCAATGCTGCGTATGCGCGAACAAGGCATAAATGACATTGATGCCGGCGTTTCCCGCAAACTCTATTTTGCCTCATGGTCACCACCGCCAGGCGTAGACGTAAATGACCAACAATGGTGGGCGTGGTCAAACCCTGCGCTCGGCGTGACCGTCAGCCTTGACGCGCTCATCGCTGCGAGCCAATCACCCGACCGTTCTAGTTGGCTACGCGCTCACCTAAACCTGTGGGTAGCAGCTGCACAAGGCTGGCTCCCAGTTGGCAAATGGGCCGAATGCCAGACAGACAAAATTAGCCCGACAGGAGGAACCTTGGCTATTGACAGCAGCCTAGATGACTCGCGCTATGTGGGCGTTAGATCTGTCGGGAACCCTGACGGCACAGTCACTTGCACAGTCGAGTTTGCTGTCGAGTCCGAGCAGGCTATGTGGGCTGAAGTTGTGCGCGTGCTAACTGACCCGACGGTGCAACTGGCGATAACCCCGATGCTAGACCTGCACCTACCCGAGGTTTACCGCCGGCGAGCCCAGACCGTGGGCTACGGCGAGCTGCTGAAATTCACGCCTCTTGTGCGCAACATGATTATTGAAAACAGGCTGTTTCACACAGGCGAAAACGCACTGGCCGAACATTGCGACCGTGCCGTAATGGTCAAGACCCAGGCTGGCAGCGCCTTGTCAAGCGCCAAGTCTGCCGGCCCAATAGAACTGGCTCGCTGCATGATTTTTGCTAGCGCTCTGGCCTCTAAACCAATTACCAAAAACAAGCCTTTGTTAGTTGTCGTTAACGGCTAACCTGTCAATGGTGGTTGCTGGCAATCCTGCCGGACTACGCCGGCAACCACCACACGACAGCAACATTTGAGGCATACTTACAGCATGGGCATTTTTGCAAACAAGCAAGTTAAGAAAGCGGCTATTTCGCCGATGCCTTTAACGGCACAAGCTGACGCGCCAAAAGTGCAGGCCGCCATCGGCATTGGTGGCGTCTCTTCTATCGGCCAGTGGTACCAGTACCAAGAGGGCACAGCGCGCAACCGCGCAATGTCTCTAGCAACTGTTAGCCGCAGCCGTGACCTGCTCGCCAGCGTCATTGCTTGCATGCCATTGCAAATGTACAACGAGGTTTACAACGACTCGACAGGCGAAATGGAACAAGTACCCATCGCGCCTAGATCATGGCTACGCCAGCCCGACCCGACAGTTACCTACAACTTTTTAATGGCCTGGACACTTGACGACTTGCTATTTTACGGCAGGGCATTCTGGTACATCAGCTCGCGCACAACCGACGGTTTCCCAGCATCGTTTACTCGAATACCTGCCGGCAGTGTTACAACACCTGACCAAAACGACGGCCCAGTATTCTTTGGCATCAGCAAAGAGGTCTACTTTGCTGGCCAGCAAATACCCTCAGAAGACCTTGTGCAATTCTTATCGCCGATCCAAGGCATCGTGTACAGCAGCACAGAAACCATTGCCACGGCGTTAAAAATTCAAGAAAGCCGCTACACCATGGCCCGCTCGTCTTTACCGTCTGGCGTTTTGCGGCAGGTCGGGGGCGAGCCTCTAAGCGCTACAGAGTTGGCCGATATCGGGGCCGCATTTAACCAGGCGCGCATGACCTCCCAAACGGCAGTGCTCAACGAGTTTTTGACGTACGAGCCAAGCAATGCAACACCTGACAAAATGCTGATGATAGAAAGCGCACAATACAGCGCGCTTGACTTGTCGCGCCTTTGCGGCATACCGCCATACCTTGTTGGCGTCGCTACTGGCTCTTACGCTTACACCAGCTCAGAGCAATCACGCGCTGACCTGTACATTTTTGGCGTGAAACCATACGCCGAGTGCATTGCCAGCACCCTTAGCCAAAACAACGTTTTGCCTCGCGGCACGTTCGTAAAATTCAACGCAAAAAATTATCTAGAAGAAAACTACGTGGCTGACGCTTTGACGCCAGACGACGAAAATACCCAGGAGGAATTAGCATGATTAGAGTAACTGCAAGCACTTTTACAGTTGACGCAGCCGCAGCTGACGGCACCAAAGCGCGCACCATTACTGGCATTGCCGTGCCATATAACGTCACCGCAAACGCCAGCGGTACGGAAGTAATGTTTCTACGCGGCAGCCTCCCAGTCGAGGGCAAAGCTCCCAAGCTCTACATGCAACACGACGCCAGCCAAGCAATCGGTCTTGTCACCGAGCGCGACGATGACGAAGAAAACATGTATTTTGCGGCCAAGGTCAGTGCAACTGCGTTAGGGGATGAGGCCCTGATTTTGGCAGCAGATGGCGTTTTAGACAGCGTGTCAGTAGGCGTCAACCCGACCAAATTTAGTTACAACGACGACGGCGTTATGGTCGTTGAGGCTGCAGACTGGTTAGAGCTGTCGCTTGTGCCTCAGCCCGCATTTGCGGGGGCGACCATCAGCGAAGTAAATGCCAGTATTCACACAAACCCAGAAAATTTGTGCAATACTGAATCAGAAGACCCGACAACGGAAACAGAACTACCGGAGGAACCCGAAGTGTCAGAACAAAACGCACCTGAAGTAATTGAGGCCAGCGCACAGAAACTGTTTGCGCAACCAAAACGTACTTTTGACATGCCAACTGCTGGCGAATATCTCGCAGCGATGCATATCGGCGGCGAAACATTCCGCAACGTAGCCGCAGCCGCGCGCGATTTTGCGTTGTCAAAGCAGACCGCATTGCAGGCCGCAGCTGGTGACGTACTTACAACTGACACACCAGGTCTTTTGCCAGTGCCAGTGCTTGGGCCAGTGTTTGACGATCTCAACTACATTCGCCCAGTTGTTGCAGCTGTTGGCGCTCGCGCTTATCCAGATAGCGGAAACCAAAAAACGTTTATCCGCCCGACGTGGACAACTCACACAGACGTTGGCTCACAAAGCGAACTCGGCACCGTAACTGCACGCACCCCCGTCATTGCCTCAAACGTAGTTAGCAAAACTACGCTGGCTGGGCAAGTGTTTTTGTCCATTCAAGACGTTGACTTTACGTCGCCCGCAGCGCTCGACATCATCTTGCGCGACCTTGTCGGACAGTACATGATTCAATCCGACGCTACCGTGTGTGCTGCAATTCTTGCCGGCGACACCGCATCAGGTTCAACATGGACAGTAACTGCCAACGACCCAACGTCGCTTGTTTCAGCGTTGTACGACGCAGCCACTGACATTTTGGCTGCAACAAACTTCTTGCCAGATCACATTTTTGTGTCACCTGACGTTTGGAAAAAATTGGGCAGCCAATTAAACGGAAATAAAGAACCTGTTTTTCCATACACCGGCGCTGCAGGTCTCATGGGCGTTAACGGACTTGGCACAGGTGGTGTCACAGCAATGAACGTGTTTAACCCACTGGGCCTTAACTTGGTTGTTGACCGCGCATTCGCTGACAACACAATGGTGGTAGCTCGCGGCTCAGCTATCGAATTTTATGAGAGCATCCAGGGCATCATGACTCAGGATGAGGCCTCCCAGCTCGGCAAAAAGTTCAGCTACTACGGTTACGTTTCAACCTTTATCGCTGACGGCGACCAGGTTAAATCAATCGCAATCGCTTAGTCAGAAAGGCGGCTACCGCCGATGGCTATATATAAAACGCAAGGTAAGCAACTGCTAGACAACTACGCAGTTGTGCAGACGCTGGAACCCACAGAAATAGTTGTGGGCCAGCAGGTAACTATTGGCAGCCTTGGCGCACCATTTAACGGCACGTTTACTGTGCTCGACATACCGCTCTACGAGTACATAGGCATTGAAAGCGAATCAGGCGCGCTGCTATTTAACGCAAACGTGCCTAGAGAAAACCAAGTGTTGTTTGCTTGTACTGGCGCCAACGTTCAGTACACCGTCATTTATACCGGCACCGTCACTTACAACCAGAGCTGCACCTGGGTATCAGTCGCACAGCTAGAAACCTATTTAGGCGTAGACATTGCTGACCCATCAGACGATTACACACTGCTTACGCAGGCCCGCAACGCCGGCAACGATTTTGCTTATCGCCGCAGGCAGGAGTCAGGCTACGCAGACAGTTTGACTACTTCACCTGGGCACGACGTCACTCTGGGCACTCTCATGTATTCAGCGGCCTTGTGGCGTAGTCGAGGCAGCACACAAGACACCTTTGCAACCTTTGACGGCATGGGCCAAGCAAACGTTAATGCCATGACCCCAGTAATTAAGCAGCTGCTAGGCATTGACCGCCCCCAGGTCGCCTGATGGCTTACACAGACCTGTTTAACGAGGCAATCGCCGACGTCACGGCCACACTGCAAGCCGTTACAGGCCTGCGCGTCGTAAATGACGCCACCAAAATAGTGCCTAACTGCGTGTTTCTTGACGCGCCAAGTTTTGAGACCATCGCCGGCAAAGGCAACATTGTGCGCATGACATTTCAAGTCAAAGTGATCGGCACAGGCCCAGCAGGCCTGCCGGTACTACAAAAACTGTTAAGCATTGCCGCCCTAGTGCTGGCAAGCCCGATAATCGTAATGTCTGGCCAGCCAGGTGCAGTCGAAATGGGCGGGGCGACCTACCCGTGTTACAACTTGCAAATGGCTTTACAAGCACAGACAGCATAAAAGTGTTACTCTTTACCTATAGCGGAGTGTTCTTTTAGGAGACAAAATGGCAACTACAACGTATCTAACAAACCCAACAGTAAACCTCTCACCAACTACTGGCGGCGCAGCTGTTGATTTAACTGACCAGTGCCGTAGCGCAACAATTACGCTAGGCGTTGACAGTTTAGAGTCAACTGCTTTTGGCGATACAGGGCACCGTTTTGTGCAAGGCTTGCAGACCGTAGAAGTAGAGCTAGAAATGTACCTGTCTTACGGCGCTGGCGAAGTCGAGGCAACTTTGTTTGCAAATTTAGGCACTGGCACAACACAGCTTGTTATTAGTCCGTCTGGAACTTCAGAAACCGCTAGCAACCCTGAATACACAATCATTAACATGCAGCTTGTCAACTTTACGCCTATTGCTGGCGCCGTTGGAGAACTCAGCATGGTTACCGCGTCATTTGTTGGTGGAACCTACACGCGCGACATCACCCCATAACTAACCCGACGCAAGGCGGCAGACATGCAAATAACATTAAAACTCGATACTGGCGACGGCCCGCACCAGGTCACAACAAACCTTTGGTGTGCTGTGCAATGGGAACGTAAATATAAGCGCAAAATGTCAGACCTAGCACAAGGCATCGGCGCCGAAGATTTGGCTTATCTCGCCTGGGAGGCCAGCAAAGTACACGGCATTACAGTGCCTGTTGTCTTTGATGACTTTATAAAAAAACTGGTAGCAATGCCCGAAGTTGTAGAGCAGGAAGACTCAAACCCTACACAAGCGGCCACAGACTAGCTCTTTGTCATCTTTTGATAGAGACTGGCTTTTGGCCGCCAAACATAGAGTTTCTCACGTCTGACCTGAACACTTGCATTAGTATTATTAACAAAGCAAGGCAAAAACGATGACAGCGACAATTAACACAGAACTTGTGGGCATTCGAGAGGCTGTGGCTGCGCTGAACAAAATTGAGCCTGGGCTACGTAAGCAGTTTGCGGCAGAGTTGAATCAGATAGCTCAGCCGGCAATACAAGCTGCACAATCGCGCTACAGCTCTTTAGGCGTGCCCTTGTCTGGCATGTCTAAGCCGTGGTCTAACAATGGCCGTAAATTGTTCCCATACGACCCTGCAAAGGCGTCTAAGGGCGTCAAAGTCAAATTGGACACAAGACGCAACAACGACGGCGTAATCGTCATACAGCAGACCGACGCGGCCACTGGCATATTCGAGACCGCAGGCCGTCGCACTAGCAACAACCTGGCAACTAATTTGGGCAACACGCCAACGCAAGGCCGCACCCGCATTTTTGGGCCAGCCGTCTATAGCCAGATACGCGCCATAACAACCGAAATTGAGCGTGCAGCGTTGCGCGTCGTTAACAAGGTCAATAGGGAAATGCGATGATTTCAATACCCATTATTAGCGATTTTAACGACAAGGGCATTAAGAGCGCTATCCGCGAATTTAAGCAGCTGGAGACCGTAGGGCAGAAAGCCCAATTTGCCATTAAAAAGGCTGCTGTACCCGCCGCAGCAGCATTAGGCGCTGTGACTGCCATTATTGGCGACAGCGTAAAAGCAGCAATAGAAGACGAGGCAGCACAAGCAAGCCTTGCTCGACAAATTAAAGCAAGCTCTAAAGCAACCGATGCACAAGTGCAATCTGTCGAGGATTACATTTCGAGCCTGGCCAAGAGCGCGGCCATATCAGACGATGAGGCGCGGCCAGCGTTTCAGAAGTTAATCGTTGCCACTAAAGACGTCACAAAAGCCACAGAGTTAATGAACTTGGCCACTGACGTAGCCGCGGCGACAGGTAAGCCGCTGGTTGATGTCAGCGAGGCATTGTCAAAAGGCTATGCGGGGAACATGAAAGCGTTAGGCGCGCTTAGCCCAGAGATTAAGGCCATGATTAAAGACGGCGCCAGCCTTGCTGAAGTGCAGGCCGTATTAACCAAAAACTTTGGTGGCGCTGGCGAGGCTGCAGCAAACACAGCTGCAGGCGGCATGAAAAAGTTAGGCATTGCGTTTGCGGAAACTAAAGAATCGATAGGCGCAGCCTTTTTGCCAATTATGTTAAAACTGCAACCAGTGCTAGAAAAGTTTGCTAACTGGGCACAAGAAAACCCAGACCTGTTAGCAGCTGTCATTGCCGGCATGGGCATTTTGGCTGTGTCAATTCTTGCTGTCAACGCGGCCATGATGCTCAACCCTGCTGTCGCAATTACCGCTGGCATCATTGCGTTAGGCGCAGCCATTGTCGTTGCATACAAAAAATTTGAGGGCTTCAGAGACGTTGTTCGCGTTGTTGTAAATGCTATTGCTGGCTATATCGAGGGCATGGTTAACGGTTTTATTAAGGCAATTAACCTTGTTATTTACGGCATTAACCTTGTCAAGCCAGGCAAAGACATTGACCCATTAGGAGAAATAAAACTAGGCCGCATTGCTGAACCGATGGCAGTTGAGCCAGCCGACCTGGGCAGGAATGGCAGCGCTAACGTTGCAGAACGTAACAACAACGTAAACATTAACGTTTATGGCGGCGACCCGAACCAGGTTGTTGAGGCGTTGCGTTCATACATGCGCCAAAACGGCAGCGTGCCAATCAAGGTGAGCAACATCTTCTAATGGCAATAGTCCAATACCAGGTAGAGGTCGGCGCGACTTACGCAACGCTTACAACTGTTGTTGCAAACGTGCAAAACGTGTCTTTGACTTATGGCCGGCAAAAGCCTTTAGACGCTTACAGCGCTAATACAGGCAACGTGGTTTTGCGTTACCCGACCGGCTACACAACCCCCAATGCCCTATTTGTCACAGGCACTTGGCTGCGCATATCTGTAAGGCTTGGCACGTCTGGCACATATCGCCAGCTTTTTGTCGGTCGCATTACTGACGCAATGGTGCAGTACGGCATCCCCTATTCTGGGGGCGTCGGCAACGCAGACTTTGTTACTTTGAGCTGCGAGGGGAACTTTGCGGCCTTTGGTCGAGTGCAAGGTAACAGTTACGCAATGACCGCCGGCACTTTGAGCGCGCAGGCAGGCCAGTGCGCGACACAAACAGGCCTGAATATCAGCACTACCAGCGCATTTGGTGGCACTCAGGCATTCCCAGCCACGACGATTAGTGGCACCTGGGGCGACTGGGTAAACAGGGCCGTACTGACAATGAACGGCAAACTCATTGACATCAGCGACGGCATTTTGATG